GATTGTATTGAGAAGTTCAATATCAAAAGGAATCTTATCCTCTTTCTTGTGGTAGAACTCCCACCGCTCGTCAGCATTCTCGATGTAGTCGTGTCCTACATTACTATCGAATGATACTGCTAGAGCATCAGAGAGGATACTAGGAATAGCATCTTCACTCTTCTGAGCATCATCACCATTAGCAATACTAACGGACTCCATCAGAGCGTTGTAGATTGCCTGCTTACGGCACCAGGACTCTGTGCTGTCAACCATCCATTCATCGGTCCCTGTGACCTCTGGGAAGTCCTGTAGGGTGCCTCTGATACCGGTGACCTGCTCTTCAGTCAGGTCGGCACGATTCTCCACCTCAATGGAGATTGCCTCCAAGGATGCTTTGGAGTTGTACTTGACAATATAACGAGCAATCTCCTCAAAGATTACTCTTTCAGATGAGTCCTGGAAGTATTGTGGTTCTAGGAAAGGGATAACCTTTCTGGAGTATGATTCATTGTGTAGTAGTGACCTGAGTATCAGGTTCTCAATCCGTTCCATTTAGTTAAAGTTCTCTGTAATGTAAAGTCCCTCTCTCACAACAGTTATTCTAGAAGTGAAATCGTTTTTTGGTGTAGAAATAGAAGTGAAAAGAATATTTCCTGCTATGGTCATTCTCATATTACCATAACTTTCATCAATTGCGTGAAGTGCCCACGAAGGGAAGGCAATAATATCACCTTCGTCTTGCTGTGGATAGTGCTTCTTTCCATCAGAACCTACGAAGTGGAAACATTTCTTCTCAGTAGGTCTTACGAAATGGACAAAAGATATGGGGATGTTGGCGGAGAAATGCATATGCTCATTGTGTTCTCCATCATAGACTTGAGTCCAGTAGTTGAATGAACTTTCACCAGAACCAAGATTCAAGTCTGTAATGATTTGAGATACTATATCTTTATAAGAGTCCACTAACACAACCTCAGGTCGCTCAAATATATCTTTGATAAAGAATGAAGTATAAAGGATTCCAACACCACATTCTCTTTTAGACTCTGGAATATCAATGAGACTTGATATGATATTGTCTATGTCATCAGAGTCGTGCTTGTGGTTGCCTCTCCAAATGACGAGACTCTCAGGACTCAGGGTCATACCTTTCCTTGAGTTTTAACCAGTGTTCTTCTGTAGCAAGACATCCTTTGTATCCAGGGAAATGTCTATTGACGAGAATAGGAACTGCCATTGATGATGGAAACGATCCAACAAACCACACTTCCTTCTTCTCTTCAATAACAATATGCCTTAGAGGGCATACATCTTGCTCAGTAAGACTCTTCATTCTATGCTCCGTATGAGTAAGTTCCATTAGCGATCACCTCCAGTTTTTCCATAATTTCCTCAGTAAAATAAGACTCGGGGTCTTTGAGGATTGCTTTAGCGTAGACCTTTTTGCCGTCACCCATATCGTAACGACCGGCAACATTCTTCCACAGACCACCGACTTCTCCTAGTTCTAGGAGACCATAGTATCGGTCCAGACCTCTCTCATCATAGTAGAGACGAATCTCTACCTGCTGATTCTCTTTACTCAGACGAGACTTAGCAACCTTTGCTTTGATAATATTTCCGATGATTTCTTTTCCATCCTTCTCTTTCTTCTTGCTAAGATGGATGATAGTACTAGCAGCGTACTTGAGGCCACTGCCTCCTCCCATTTCTTTTGTAGGTACATAGGCGCCGATAACATCATAGGTGTGGTTGGTGACGATGAGTGGAATGTTTGCTTGACCCAACTTGAGGGTAAGCATTCTGAATGTGCCCTTGATAAGTTGTGACTTGGTCATATCTCTGACCATCTTATCATTGAGCGTATCTTCGATCTCCTTATTTGTGGAGAGCATACCTAAGGAGTCTAACACAAACATACAGGGTTTGCGAGATCCTTCTTCTTTCTTCAGGTATATATCAACTGCTTTGAGTGCCTTTGTCCTGAACTCTTCTATAGTTACGACATTGACGACAACCAATCGATTGAGGTCAATGCCACGCGATGCCAGCATTCCCTTATTGATTGCTGCTTCAGTATCAAAATAAAGGCAATATGCATCGGGATTAGTATCCAGGAAGTTCTTAACGACTGCGAGTGAAAAGAAAGTTTTTCCAGTACTGCTTTCCCCAGCAATGGCAGTAATTTTATTAGCAGAAACACCACCGCTGAGAGACCCAGATACAAGAGCGTTAAAGATGAGACTACCAGTGTCCACGTAGGATTCCGTCTCATCGATGTCTGCTGCAATTTTTGTGTAGTCGCCACCAATTTCATTTACAATGTCCTTTAGAAAATCCATAATTAGTCAATTGTTTGTAAGTATTTTATCACGTCCTCACGAATTTGTAATAACTCGGCAAGACATTTTTGTTCTTTGGCAATCGTTCTCAACTCATGGTCTGGTTTTAGAACTGATTGGATGAAGAGGTCCATTGCCTCTTTGTATTCTGGTGTTGTCATGTGAAGAAAGATTCAAGGGAAATTGTTTTTTCAGAACTCCACCCAACAGATTCCAGAATGGTTTTCAGTGGGTCAAGGAAACTCTTTTGAAATTGAAGATCGTAATCAACATACTTCTCAATACCCAACTCTCGTGGGAAGTCTGAGATGAATGAGATTACATTCTCACCAATGGTATTGGGGACTTTCAAGTAACAAAACTTGATCTTCTCACCATTACCAATGAGTGAATACTTTCTATCTAGACCTGCTTTTTTGATGTAGTGATTGAATAGAAGTGCTCCACGAGAGTGGATAGGAGTTCCCTTGGCGTAGATACTAGAGTATGAGTGATATTTACCAACATCACTTACACTACGAGGGAATGAAACTTCTTCTGGTGGGAGGTTATAGAAGTCTTTCCTACACTTAGCAATGAACTCAATGACATCATCCTCGGTGCCTTCCATCATCATCTTGAGAGCAGACTTAATCATCCCCCTACACGGAGCAGGAGTAGATGACTTGACTGCCTCAATGCCCATCATCTTGAGTTTTGCCTCATCATATCGGACACCTTCACTGTCCCATACATTTAGAATGTAACGCTTCTTAGCAGTCCAGATGCCACGGTCAGCGATGTTCTCTCGCTTCATCTGCATCTTCTGCTCATAGGCATTCACATACGCTGCCAGGTCGTGATATGACTTGTCAATGAATGGTTCTATCTTTGCCTGACAAAAGGCATCCAGAGCGTTTACAATCTTCTCTTTGGGTGTATTGGGGTCAGTGAATACTTTATCCACTAGAGGACCGACGTGGAGGTAGATAGAGTCTGTATCAGATGCGATTACATAGTCAACATCCTCAGTACCTAGAGTCTTATTCATAAACCTATTGATACAGTTCTCAATCCAACGGATTGATGTCTGACCAGAGAGTGTGATTGCCTCAGCGTTCGCTAGTTTGAAATAACGAAAGTAGTTATTACCAATAGCACCATAGGCAGAGTTGAGCGAAATCTTCTTCGCCATCTGGAAGTTGTTATACTTCGAGATGTCCTTTACAGTCTTCTGACGAAGACGAGTGAGTTGAGCATCAGTCAGTTTAGATAAGTCTAAACCAGATATACTCATCCTATCATCACTCATTAGGTCGTCCTCCAATAGCATCCCACATCTGTTGCACCATATCAACCTGTGGCGGGGGGTCATGGTGGACAGATGGTGTAGACATCCACTTGTCAATTGCTTCCTGAGTAGGGACAGCAATCTCAAAGGGATATCCCTCCTCTACGAACTCCTTATTCATATCAATATATGTTTGGGGAGTGATTTCTGCGAAACTCATTTTGGTGATACCACTGTGTAATCTGGATGCTCGCTCCTCAGTTTATCACGAAACCGAGCATTGGAGGATGGTGGATTCAACTCTCTAGTTTGAAAGATGAGTTTGTTTTTGTGGTCATAGCGGACAAGTCCACCATACTTTTTAAACTTTTGATGACTCATAGAATACCTCGCTTTTTCATTTCAGATTCAATGTCTACCAATTCTTGTTTAGACTTGAGCATCTCTTTTTTATAGAGTTTGCGTTCGTCATACATTGTAGACATCAGTTGTGGAAGGATGCCTTGGACTCTACGATACATTGCTCCGTTAGCAGCGATGGTGAGGTCCAGTGCTTTGAATGGTGAGAGATCAATCTCCTCATTCAATACTTTATCCACATCTATTTTAGCAGATATTTCCCTTGCTTTTATTAAGTTTTCATATCGATCTTGGTCACGAGACACATTACCCTCAAGTTTTTCAATCTCATCACTCAAATCTGTTGCTGTAACTAGAGTCTCTGGAGAGATAGCATACTGCATAATGAGGTGAGGGTATAGTGAGTTAAGGTCAAAACTCACAACATAGTCATACTTACCTGGTTTTGGTTCTTTAACATAGGCACCAGCAAACTTCTCACTCTTATCCACAGGGACTTTGCGTGGGATGACAACATTCTTATCTCTCAAGTAGTTGTAGATGATGGTGTCCCACATCCTTACCTGATAGAAAACATCGTTATAGTTTACCTTTGCCTCGTATGCCATAGTGATGGCGAGGTCAATGAGTTTCATCTTGTCCTCCATCCTATCGACCAACTCCACGTCAATGATGTTGTATTCGACAAACTTCTGCCAACCTTTGCTGTAGAAGTCTTTGAAGGTCTCAAACTCGGAGTGGTCTAACTTCTTCTGACCGAGTTCCACATTCGCGATATGGTCCAGACGATACGACTCTTGGTTAGTGTAAGTGAATTTCTGATAGAGATTAAGATAGTCCAACTGACTAATTCCAGCA